GATGCACCTGTAAACACTGGAGCACTTAGACAATCTATTAAGGCAGTAATAGAGCAAGACTCTCTGTCAATTGAGATGATGTACTATGGTATCTTTCAGAACTATGGTGTAGATGGACTACAGAATGCGCCAGCAAGTAACGTACCGGCTTATGGTGTAATACAACCTACTGCAGGTAGACGATTCGGATTTAGTGCTAATGACGGCCAGATGATTGGTGGCGATCTAGCCTTCGGTGCAAGAAAAGAAATATATAAGATGGGCCTAAAGCCACAACGCTTCTTTGATGTAGATATTATATCACAGGCAATAGCTGATGGCGTGGCTCAACAATTAACACAAGAATTTTAACTATGGCAACAACAGTAACACTATCACAATCACCAGGCGACTATAATCTAGCGTATGGTCCTAACCCTGTTACCTTAAGTAATTTAACTAGTGGTGCAAACAAGTTTGTACTACAAGTTAGAACACAAGGTGGCGACATCTTGGCTGATATTAGACAGACAGCCAATTCACAGGGTAAGGCTATCTTTGATATACAGAATATCTTACAGAGTTATGTGCATGTATCACCGGTTGATACAGAACTATTAGGCTTAGGTAATGTGTCACCTGCTAACCTACAACAATCAGTACAAGAGGTAGAACAATATATTCTACGTATTGGTGATGAAACTGCAGGAGTTGTAGATCTTAAGTCTGTAAGTTACGGTCCCTACAATGTAATCGGTGGCAAGAAGCCATGGTTCGATCTAACATGGGGCGAAGGTCAATACCAGGGAGCTATTAACGGAGATGACTCTAACCCTGCATGTACTAACGTATACTTTAACGGACGTCCGCTCTCTGATGAAAACGATATTTTTATCTTAGGTAGTGACTTAACTACACAAGGCGTGGCAGCACCTAGTTCTATTGGTATTAACACTAGAGTTAATGTACATGATGTATATGCATCAGACTTCCATACTGTGAGTTACTTTAATCCAATTTACAGAGGCCTACCTACACCTGCATCACAAGCACAAGGTATCGAAGGTTTTAGAATTACAACATACGAATCAGATGGCTCACAAGTCGACGATATTATTATACCTAATATCGTAGCCAACGGTGGTGGACCTAATGTTAACTACGGAGATGGTTCACAGCCTCAGAATAATACAGCAGTAATTACAGGTGGATTTGGGCCACAAAACATTTCTAACTTTACATATTATACAACACCTGTAGCAACTGCTAGTTTTCAATTAGATCCAGCAGTAGCATACTACTATGTACAGACTGTAGCGTATACACCTGGTACTTGTATAGCCTCATTTACAGGTTACGCTGATGAATCACTACACTATGTGCAAATGTATAGAATATTTGATCGTGGTATAGTATTCCCACAAACAGGGTGTTTAGACTATAACCACATACAGTTCTCTTGGTTAAACTCATTTGGCTTTAGAGACTATTACACATTTACTAAAAAGAATGTAAGATCTACTAATAGACGTGCCAATAACTACTTGGCCAACACAGTAGACTACAATGGTGCTAGCTACGCTACTAGTTCTGGTGCAAGAGGTTATACCACATACTCACAAGAAATTAAAGAGCAGTTTACAGCAAGTACTGGCTATATGTCAGATGCGGAGGCTCAATACCTTGAAGGACTATTTAACTCACCAGATGTTAGAGTACGTCTAGGTAACAGTGCGCCGCTAGGCTATGACTCCTACTTCTTTGGCTGTAATGTAACAAGTGCATCATGGACTGAAAAGTCATACAAGAAAGATAAACTGTTCCAATACGACATTAAGTTTAAATTAGCTAATAACGTAAAATCACAAAGAGGATAATATGATTCAACTTAAAGTATATGATGATAGCAGACAGCTAACACAATATTGGTTAGATCTCTATGAGACTGAGCCAATCAAGCTAAACCTAAGTGTAGAAGATATTACTAACGCTGAGGCTAAGTCTGTATTTTCTAGAACATTTAGAGTACCCGCGACTAGTGCTAATAACATATTCTTTAAGCACGCATTCCTCATAGACGGTATTGACTATGATGTAACTGTTAAGAAACCAGCAGAGATCATCGTAGATGGTGCTGAGTTTAGACAGGGTCACATTAGACTACAACGTATCTATATTAATGGCGCACAAGATAAAATAGACTATGAAATCATTTTCTTAGGAGAGACTAGAGACTTCTCGAGTGCAATAGGTGACGCTAGTATGTGTAATCTTAATATTGCTAGCCTATCACATACCGTGAGCTTTGCTGAGATTGCTAGTTCATGGAGTGCATATCCATCTGAAAAAAAGTGGGATACTGCAACTGAAAGCTTTGTTAGTCAAACACCGACTCTAACTGATGGTCTTAAGAATGGAGATGTATTATATCCACTTATAGACTTTGGTAATACATACGATGATAATGGTAATGCAGAAGAAGCCCGAATAGCAACTCAAGGTAGTAACAACTTTACACAAGGCCCTGAGTCTGACCCGGATAAGTCTTTAGAGTTAAAAAGGTTTAAACCTATGATTAGAGCTAAAAAGCTAGTAGATCAAATATTTAGTGATGCGGGCTATACTTTTACATCAGTCTTCTTTGATAGTGATACCTTTAAACAAGTCTATGTAAGTGCATTTGGTAATGAGTCTAGAATTGACTTGTCACTAGATGCTAATAGTGATAACATTATGAACGCCACTGATACTACTACACAGGGTATTTCAGGCAGTGCACTTAATGATGTAATTGTTAATGACAATGTTTCTGATCCTTCTAGTGGTAATGGATTTACAGCCGATGGTAAAAACTATCAATATACATCAGGTAGCAGTTTTTATGTAGCTCCTGTTACAGGTAGTTATATTTTTCAAGCAGAGGCAAATTACATGGCTTGGTTTGATTACTATGATTCACCACCTGGTTCACCAGTAGCCGGTAGACTCCTGCTAACAAATGCTATAGGTAGTACAATATACGCTACTGGATCTTATGCTGCTAATGCTCTTATTAGTGTACAAGGTATTGTTAGTTTAAATGCAGGCGATCAGGTACATGTAAAATTAGAAACTGCCGGCGCTGTTAGTCAAGCACAAATAACACTTTCAGCATTTGAAACGATCTCTGCACCAGGAGCGTCGCTACCTACTGCAAGTTTAGATTGTGACTATAAGCAAATAGAATTCATAAAAGATATACTAACCACATTTAGACTTGTAATGAGTCCAGATCCTGCAGATAGTAGAAACTTCATTATCGAACCGTTTGTTGATTACATCGCATCTGGTGAGCTCTATGACTGGTCTGATAAACTAATTAGAGATAAAGACTTTGTAATAGAACCTCTATTTAACACACAGTCAGATCAAATAGATTTTACACATAAAGATGATGGCGATTGGATTAACATATACCATACACAAGCCTATAAGAATGTATTCGGTTACTTACAGTTTGACTCAGGTAACGAACTACTAAAAGGTACTAGAAAGATAGAAACTAATTGGGCGCCAACTCCTCTAGCACAAATAGAAGACGCAGGTAATACATCTAGATTTATTATACCACAATTAGTTGTAAAGAATGAGGGCGAGAATAATCCTATTAAACCTAAAACAAGATTCTTATTCTATAATGGACTACAAGAAATCTTAACTAGTGCTAGTCATTGGTATATGACCGGTGCACCAGCATCACCTTTTAGTGGTTTAAATTATTATCCATTAGTTAGTTACTATAATGAATGGCCAATGACTGTAAATTCACAAGTCTTAAACTGGAATGTAGATGTACCTTATTGGGGTGATAATGTAGGTGGCTATAATGGACTAATAACACAAAATAGTTTATACACTGAATATTGGTCTAATTATATTAATTCATTATATGATAAAAACGCTAGAAGAATTACAGCTTACTTTACACTAAATAATGTAGACTTACAAACATTCTCATTTGATGATGTTATTTATGTAGATGGTGTGTATTACAGACCAGAAAAGATTAACGATGCACAAATAGGAGTTACAGGTCCTGTTAAAGTACAGCTAATTAAACTATTAGATTATATACCAACTCCAGTATCTGATACCGCTCTTGCCTTTACTGCAACGCCACAAGGTCCTTCATGTTTCAATGGAGCTAACGGTCAAATCACTTATGTATTTACTGCGCCATTACCTGCATTCCCAGTTAGTTGGTCAAGTACTTCAGGGGATACTGGTACATTTAATATTAATCCAGGCCTAATAGATAATATAACACCTGGTACTTATGGTATTACAATAACAGATGCTACGGGTAGAACCAGCACAGATACTATTGTAGTACCTCAATCTCCTGCAGCTGAATTAACTACAACTGCAAATATTACAGAACCTAGTACTTGTTATGTGTCAGATGGAGCAGTAACTATTACAGGTGTAGGTGGAACAGCGCCTTATACAATAGCATGGACTGACGGTAGTACTTCATTTACAAGAACTGGCCTAGGTAATGGTACCTTAACATACGTTGTTACAGATAGTTTAGGTTGTGCAACTCTATCAACAGATGTATTAGTTAGTTGTCAAGTTGTAATACCATCAGGTGATATTTCATACATTAAAGAATATGACGTAGGTGGTCTGTGTCAAGGTGAAACAGTTGGAGAATCTATTCCTGTAGTTGTAATTAGAGTTAACTCTGGTAATACACCAGCAGAGCCTACTGATGGTTTCTATACGTATGATGGAGATTGGGCTTCATTACAATCAGTTTATGGAACTACACAAAACACTCTAGTTCAGATGGATCAAGATAATACATGTAATGTAACTGATTGGTACTTTAACGCTACAAGCTTTAGTCAATCAGCAAGAAGACCGTTTGATGGATGTTTCTGTCCTAATACAAATGGCTTCATAACTCAAACAGGAACCATTACTAGCAACCCTTACATATTTGTAGCAACACCATGATATTAGGAGATAAAGAATTTAAACAAGCATACCAGCCAATCTTTAATTTAGATTGGACTGGTTATGACTTATACTTAGTGGGTAGTTTAACTAACTCAGAAAGTTCAAACGATATAGATGCTATTATAGTAGGTCCTTACGATCCACCTAAGGTAATAGAATTACTAAAAGGTGTAGAAGCATGTGGACCATGGGATATTGCATACTATGGCGAAGTCTATCAACCTTATCAAATGGGAGATCCAGCAAGAATGGTACCACTAGGTAAATCAAAAGATAGACGTAGACTTAGTGCTAATCCAAAAAAATCATCTGATGGAACACTGGGAGCATGGCAAGAAGGTATATACTGGTTAAAGTGGGAATTACCATGTGCAAAACGAATAGCAAACCCAGAAAGGTACGCTGATGATATTCAGTTAATTCAAAATGGGCAACAATTATATTTCTAAATAGATATGGCACAAGAAGAAGTTAAAATTACATTTACCATTGATGGTATTGAGAAAGAAGTCAAATCTGTAGAAGAACTACAGAAAGAGATGAACAAGCTTGGTAAAGAAACCAAGAAGGTTGCACAAGAGAATTCAATATTAGCAAAAGGTAAGAAAGCATTCTCAGAATTCAAGGATACGATTAAAGGTGCAACCGCAGGATTTAAAGGTCTTGGTGGCGCAATCAAAGCCACTGGCTTAGGTCTATTAATTACCGTGATTGCTTCATTAGTAGAATACTTTAGATCGTCTGAGGAAGGCTCACGTAAGTTAGCAATAGCGATGGAAGCTGTTGGTGTCATTACTGGTAAAATCTCAGAAGCATTCCAGTTCTTAGGTGAAAAGATATTTGCAGCCTTTACTAATCCTAAAGAGGCGATCATGTCTTTCATGCAATTAGTCAAAGACAATATCATAACTAGATTTGAGGGTCTATTAGAACTAGTACCTAAACTAGGTGAAGCTATATCTCTATTATTTCAAGGTAAATTTAGCGCCGCTGGTAAAGTTGCAGCTGACGCTGTAGGTAAAGTAGTACTTGGTGTAGAAGATGTCACAGACAAAGTCGGAGGCGCTGTAGAAGCGGTCGTAGAGTTTGGTCAGACAGTAGTTAAAGAGGTTAAAGAGGCAGTTAATGTAGCAACGCAACTAGTAGATCAATTTAGAGCTATTAGAGATGCACAACAAGCCCTAATTGTAGATAATGCACTACTTAACAAAGAAATGGAGACTCAGCAGAAAATAGCTGAAGATACTAACAGAACTTACGACGAAAGAAAGGAAGCACTCGAGAGATTAGGCGAAGCACAAGTAAAACTAGCAGAAAACCTAGCAGAACAAGCGAGGCTAGAAGAAAACAACCTAAGACTACAAATAGAGCAAGAATCTAACTACGAAAAGCGAGAAGCACTCGAAACTTCGCTTGCAGAGGCTACTGCTGCAAGAATTGATGCCGAAACTGCGTTAGAAACACGTAGACTAGACGCACAACGTATTACTGCTGAGTTAGAGCGAGAAGAAATAGAGAGAAAGCAAACTATTAGAGATAAACTGGCTGAAATGGAGCTAGAAGATATAGAGAATGAGTTTGTAAAGGCACAGGCCGAGTTAGAGGCTGCACAACAGAGAGATCTAGAAGAATTAGATAGACTTAAGGCTACAGAAGCAGAGAAACAAAAAGTACGAGAGTTCTATTCTGGTCAGAAAAAGAAATTAGACATAGAGGCTGCCAAAGCAGAAGAACTATTACAGAAACAAGTAACTGAGAATAACCTACAGTTAGCAGCGGGCGCATTTAATGCCATTGCTAATCTAGTTGGTAAAGATAGTGCTGCTGGTAAAGCTGCCGCGATTTCTGCAGCTACCATTTCCACATATTTAGGCGCACAGAAGGCTTATACATCTCAAATGACACTAACACCAGATTCACCTATACGTGCTGCCTTAGCCGCGGGTGTAGCAGTTGCGACTGGTCTAGCAAATGTAAAAGCTATTATGCAAACTAAAACACCAGGTCCTAGCGCTGGAGGTTCAACACCTACACAACCTAGTATACCTGCATTTAATCCAACAGATGCTCTTGCAGACGCACAGAGCGGTGCGGATATAGATAATCAAGTAGGACCTGAATCAGTATCCGGTGCTGGCGGTAATCCAGCAGTAATTAGAGCCTATGTGGTTGCAGAAGAGATGACAACACAACAAGAGGCAGACGCAAAAATTAATGACCTAGCAAGGTTGTAAGATAAATACATTATGAAGAAAATAGTAGAACTTTTAATTGATTGGGATGAAATGGACTTCGATGACTTAGGCGTCGATGTAATGTCAATCGTAGATAAACCAGCAATTGGTATTGACTTCTTAGCATTTAGTGAAGAGAAGTTTGTAGAACGTAATCCTGGAGAGTCAGAAAATGATTTTATTGGTAGATGTATACCAGTATTAAAAGGTGAAGGCTATGACGACGATCAAGCTGCTGCTATTTGTTACGACTCATTTGAGTGTGAAGACTGCTTTGACCTAGACGACGCATGTTGGCCTGGTTATGAAGCAATTGGCATGAAAGACAAAGGTGGTAAGAAAGTACCTAATTGCGTGCCAATAGAAAATCACGCATTAAGACAAGAATTTGACCAAGAAAAAGCTTGGGCAATGGTAATAGAAATGGCTGAAGAACTAGGAGAGACAGTTGACTATGAAAAGGCTATTTACGTAGACAGTACTAAGACTAACTTTGAGAACATTGGTGATTATGTTAAAGGAATAGGTGCTTTAGATATTTTAGGTCGTCAGGGCCTAGATAACGAGCCAGAGACTAAGTACAGATACGCAGGCAGTCTAGCAGCACAGAGAAACTTCTGTAAAGCTATGGTTAGAATGAATAAACTGTATACTAGAGAAGAAATTAACGAAATGAATTCTAGAATCAATACAGGATTTAGACATAGAAGTCAACCTTACTCCATTTTTGATTTTAAAGGCGGAGTTAACTGCAATCATTACTGGGAAGAACTAGAAGTCTACAAAGATGGTAGAGAAACTGTCATAATGTCAAAAGGTAGAGCAGCAGGTAGAGCAGGTCAAGTAGCGTCAAGTTCTAATGACTACTGGAGATACCCTGGTACATTCGCATTCTCATCTGATGACGAGATGATCGTAACAGGACCAGCAATGGTACCTCAACAACTAATCCTAAGAAAAGATGCACAGGGTAACCCATTTCACGTATACTTCTCTAAAGATACTATAAAGAAAATTGCTCGTAAGTTTTTCGAGTATAACAAACAAAACAATACCGATATAAATCATGACGATAACATCAGTACTTCTAATACTCTGCTTGAGTCTTGGATTGTGGAGGACCCAAAGATGGACAAATCGACATCTATGGGCTTTAATGTTCCTGCTGGAACGTGGATGGCTTCATATAAGATCAACGATGAGTATACTTGGAATAAAATTAAAAACGGAGAGCTCAACGGTTATTCAATCGCTGGTAACTTCATTGAAAAAGCTGCTAAACTATAATGGACGAAATCAAAGACTCAGTTGCCAATGCAACAACAATTGCGGGTGCGGGTGCTGTAATGATCGACTGGAACATGGTAATGACCATGGCTCTACTTGTAACAGGGATAATCCTGAATGTTGCAAGAATAATTGAGATAAGACGTAGAAAGAAAGACTAACTCTGTGACTGGCGCCATACTTGCCAGTACTTTTCTAGAGTTTCATTCTTTTCAGTTTCTCTTAGTATACCATAAAAACCTAGTGTCCACTTGCTAGGTACACATTTACCATTAACATCTAATTTCTTAGCTCTATTACTACCCTTTACATAATACCAAGGGAAGCCTAAGTTAGCACGTCTGCCATCCGCGTATGGTATATCTAGGATGCCATCAAACTGCTCTGCTGTTAAGTCAATGATACTATCATCTATTTTATTCTGTACAAACCAGTGGCTTGTAGTACCGTCTACGCCTTTAATATGAAATGGCATTGCCTTTATACACTTAAGTTCCCAATCACTATCGTATCCTCCTAAATAATAGAAGATAAACTGTGATACTGTAAAGCATTTACCCCATGTCCATGGAAATGTATGTACTTTATCAAGCGCCTCTTTCTGTGCTTTATAGTTAGTTCCATCTATCCTACCACACGGCCACATCGCTATATGCGTTGGCGGTGGCTGAAATAGACGTTGATTCTCGTAAAAGAGTTGTTTAAGATGCTCCATGGATTATTTATCGGACTTTCTGGCCCACCATTATGAATTTGTTTTAGATTTATATGTCATTTTTGCTGTAAGCTTGTTTGATGTAAAGTCAAACTCACTAAACCATTTACGTAACTTTAGAGTTCTGGTTTTAGCCATTGTCATAGATAAAGTAGCTGGATTAGTATCACATGGATATGTGTGAATGTCAACACCTAAGTCGTCAGCAGTATCGAGTACTGTGTTTAACAGTGTAGTACCATGGCCTTGACCTTTGTTATGTGCCATAATTAAGTCAAGTATAATCTGATCGTTATGGATATAAAAGTGTAATACACCTATTTCTAGTTCTAAGGCTACCTTAAAGATAGGGCCAATATCTTGCCACCATGGTTTACCGTCACCCTTGAAGGTATCGTTAAAGTATTGTGGTAACTCAATAGCACCGAATTTAACATCAGTAGTTTTAAAGGTTGCAGCAACGTGGTGTACAAACTTAATAAGCTTGTCAAATGTTGGAGACATACCTATATAGTTGCCAATAGTGTTAAAAGGTAACTGTATGTCAAGCCTTGTTTCCATACGTTTGTAGTGAGCCATTGTTAATTTTAGTTCTGATTTTGTCATTTGTTTTATAGTTTAATTTTAATTACAGTACTAATATACGAAAAATAATTGACATAAAAAAATATTTCGCGGTTTATTTTGTAAAAACTTGTCTATTTACAATGGTTTTAAATAAGGACTTCTGTCAATATGGTACAGATACATATTTCTATATGTCAGGCATAAGTCTGATTAAACTAAATAAATTCAAACAGTATGACAGTTAACGACGCAATTAGCAAACTAAGAGTAATGCTTGGTGCTGCTACTGAAGAAGTTAAGAAAGTTAACATGGAAGAAATCGAAGAAAAAGAGGAAATCAAAGTCAAAATGGCTGAGGCTACTCTAGTAGATGGAACTGAAGTGTACACAGAAGGCGAAATACAAGCAGGAGCAATCCTATTTGTAAGAGCTGGAGAAGGTGCAGACGAAGACCCATTCGCTCCCGAAGGAAAACATGAAACGACTAGCGGTTTATTAATCACTGTAGGTGAATCTGGAGAGATTACAAATGTAGAAGATAAAGGCTCGGAAGAGACTGTATCTGAAGCAGAAGGCACTTTCGAAGAGGAAGAAGAAGTAATCGTAAAAGAAAAAGACTTTGATGTAGAAGGAATGCTAGAAGGCATTGCTACTATGTTAGAACCTTACAGAGATGAAATTAAAGAACTGAAAGAAGAACTTTCTGTACTAACTTCAAGATTTAACGAGGTTGCTGACGAACCAGCAGCAAACAAGGTACGCAACACCTTCTCAGAAGATGCAAAAAACAGACAATCTACATCTGAAGCAAGATTCGAAAGACTTGTAGCTTTAAGAAAAAGTAGAAAGTAAACTAAACCAAAACACAATTAAAAACAAACAAACATTATGGCATTTGATTTAACAGCGCTAGCAGCGTACACAGATGAAACATCAATGGATTTAATTGCAAAGGCAGTATTAGAAACTGACTTAATGTCTAACATAGATTTAAGATCAGGACTTTCTGCTGGAACAGTAGCAATCAACTTAATGGACGGTGACTTAAACGTTGCTGATCTTGCATGTGGTTGGAATCCATCTGGTAATGTAGATTTCTCACAAGTAGACATCGTTATCAGAGACAAACAAGTAAAAATGGACTTATGTCCAGAAGACCTAAGACAATACTGGTTAAGCCAGAGAATGTCTGCGGCAGCAAACCAAGAGAGTGTACCTTTCGAAGAAGTAATCGCAGATTACTACGTAAAGAGAATCTCTAAATATAACGAAGCTTACCTAATTGACGGTGACGGAACTGGAACTGGTATTAAAGATCAAGTAACAGCAGCTAACGGTGCTACTTTATCTGCAGCTCCAGCAGCATTCACACTAGCTAATGCAGTAGAGCAAGCGTTAAACATCTTTGATGCAGTAAATGAAGCATCTAAAGATAGAGACGATTTAATTATGATCATGTCTCCAGCTAACTTTAATACTCTAAGAAGAGCATTAGTTGCACAAAACTATTACCACTATGACCAAGG